CCACACGACCCCCCGGCCCCCCCGGTGTAGCTTATGTTTATCTGTAGTTCCCCCTTAGATACAAAAAAGTAGCAATTTAGGATAAAGGGTAATTAATGTGTGTATAATCCGGTAATCCATGTGTATACTAAGCCCTTGTTTTCCTTAAATAAAGCTTGACACACACGAGTATAGCCTTTAGCTATTAAAGGGACGGCCCTTATGTATAAATATGTTGACATAAGAGCAGAAAAGACTTGACTTTTGGTTGTAAATATGGTATAATCTACTGTATAGTAAAGAAGATAAAGACTACTTCTCGACCTTAAGTAGCCTTAAGCATCGTTAGGCTTGATCTTTTATTAATAATTAAAGAAATCAATTAAAGTGTACTTAAGTATCCTTAAGGGCTAAGGGAAATACAATGAGTAATAAAGAATCAAAGAGTGGTCAGTCAGCAAAGCGTGTTGGTAGACCAAAGAAAGCAGATGTTGTGTCAAAAACCGTAGGTAAGCGTCAGGCCGTAGGCAGACCCAAGGGTGATGCAGCGACCATTAACGAATACAAAGCTAGAATGTTGGCATCCCCTAAGAGTAGGAAGGTGTTGGACAGTATTCTTAACGCTGCCTTGGACGATGACCATAAGAATCAAGCAGCGGCATGGAAGCTGTGCATGGATAGACTACTACCCGTCAGCTACTTTGAGAAGGACAAGCTAAACGGTGGTAGTAACGCTATTAATATATCCATTACTGGGGTAGGTGGGGAAACCACTGTGATCTCTGGTAATAAAGAACCCATTGAAGGGGACTACACTGATGTATAACATTAACAATGATTTAGATTACTTCACTAGAGAAGAGTTTGCCTGTCAGTACACAGGTGAGAACAACATCAGTGATAGACTACTATTAAAGTTAGATTTGTTACGAACAAGGTGTGAGTTTCCCTTCGTTATCACGAGTGGTTATAGATCAGTAGACCACCCAATTGAAAGAGAGAAGGAGAAAGCAGGAACTCATGCCCAAGGTATTGCCGCAGATATTAAAGTCACCAATGGTACACAGCGTTATAAGATTATTGAAGAGGCCATTAAGATGGGCTTTACGGGAATTGGAATTGCTGGTAGCTTTGTGCATGTTGACATCCGCGATCTTGACGGTAATGAGTCTCCTGTAATGTGGTGCTACTAGTTGACTGATTTAAACATATCCTTGTTGCCTTGGCAGCAGGAAGTGTGGGATAGCCCTTCACGGTTTAAAGTCATTGCTGCTGGTAGACGTACAGGCAAGTCCCGTGTTGCTGCTTACAAGCTCATTGTAGAGGCATTAAGCTCCACTAAAGGTCAGGTGTTCTATGTTGCCCCTACTCAGGGTCAGGCTAGGGACATTATGTGGCAGATGCTCTTAGAGATAGGGCATAGTGTCATAGCCTCTAGTCATATCAATAACCTACAAATAAAGTTTATTAACGGTGCTATCTTAGCCCTCAAGGGTGCAGACAGACCAGAAACCATGCGTGGTGTCAGTCTTAAGTACTTGGTTATGGATGAGTACGCTGACATGAAGCCGGAGGTCTGGGAGCAAATCCTGAGACCAGCCCTTGCGGATCAGAAGGGTGGAGCAATGTTCATTGGTACGCCAATGGGTCGTAACCACTTCTATGAGTTATATACATATGCTTGTGTCGGTGATGACGATACCTTTTCTGGTTTCCACTACACGAGCTACGACAACCCGCTGTTGGACGCTGATGAGATCAAGGCCGCTGAGAAATCAATGTCAGCCTTTAGTTTCCGTCAGGAGTTCATGGCATCGTTTGAGGCAATGGGCGGTGAGTTATTCAAAGAAGAGTACATTAAGTTTAGCGAAGAGGAGCCTACTGATGGTGAGTATTACATTGCTGTTGACTTGGCAGGCTTTTCTGAGGCGGGTAAAAATACCACCAAGACTAGCAGACTTGACGCGACAGCTATTGCGGTTGTTAAAGCGAACACTGAGGGCTGGTGGGTTGCTAATATCATACATGGCCGTTGGGGCGTTGAAGAGACCGCACGAAGAATCTTTGAAGCAGTTAGAGACTATAAGCCAATCGCAGTTGGCATTGAAAAAGGAGCGTTAAAGAACGCTGTTCATCCTTACCTCAATGACATTATGAAGAAGAATCAACGCTTCTTTAGAGTGGAAGAGCTTACACACGGCAACAAGAGAAAGATTGATAGAGTTGTTTGGGCGTTGCAAGGGCGCTTTGAACACGGTAACATAACGCTTAACAAGGGTGAGTGGAACAGTAAGTTCTTAGATGAGCTGTTTCAGTTCCCTAACGTACTAGTCCACGATGACTTGGTAGACGCATTAGCGTACATAGACCAGTTAGCTAAGGTTGCGTACTCTATAGACTATGAAGAAGAAGACTACGAATTCTTAGATAAATACGCAGGGTACTAATTATGTATGAAGACAAGACAGATGATCTGATAAGCGAGACTCTTGAAGGCTGGGTAATGACCAAGTGCAGTAGCTGGAGAGATCATTATGAAGCTAATTACTCTGATAGATTTGAGGAGTACTATAGACTTTGGCGTGGGCAATGGGCGGCAGAAGACCAAGTACGGACAACTGAGCGTTCTAAGATTATTTCTCCTGCACTCCAGCAGGCAGTAGAGTCATCAGTAGCGGAGCTAGAGGAAGCTACCTTTGGCCGTGGTATATGGTTTGACATTAAAGATGACATCCATGACCAAGACAGCGCAGACATTGCTATGCTACGTAAGCATCTTGAGCAAGACTTTAAGAAGAACAAAGTACGTAAAGCTGTAGCAGAGTGCTTGATTAACGCTGCTGTCTTTGGTACAGGTATTGCTGAAGTAGTACTGGAAGAAGAAAAAGAGATGGCCCCCGCTACTGAACCTGTCATGGGTGGTGAGCTACAAGCCGTGGGTGTCACAACTAGAGACCGTACTTGCGTTAAGCTACGTCCTGTCATGCCTCAGAATTTCCTTATTGATCCGGTAGCTACATCCATTGAGGAAGCTTTAGGTTGTGCTGTAGATGAATTTGTATCTGAGCATAAAGTTGAGCAGCTACAAGAGAGCGGTGTCTACCGTGATGAGCCTATCCATACATCATCTAGTGACTTTGAGCTTGAACCTGATCAAGACTTAGATGCATACTCTGACGATAAGGTACGTCTTACTAAGTACTACGGTCTTGTTCCTCGTCACTTGTTAGTTGACGCACAGGAAGAAACAGATGACGAAGAAGAAGTCACCTTAACAGATGATGAAGATGACGATTCTTACTACGTTGAAGCTGTAGTAGTTATTGCTAACGGTGGTACGTTACTTAAGGCTACAGAAAACCCCTATATGATGCAAGACCGTCCTATCGTGGCATTCCCATGGGATGTAGTCCCTAGCCGCTTCTGGGGTCGTGGTGTATGTGAGAAAGGTTATAACTCACAGAAAGCCCTTGACACAGAACTACGCGCACGTATTGATGCCCTTGCTCTTACTATACACCCTATGATGGCAATGGACGCTAGTCGTATGCCTCGTGGCGCTAAACCAGAGATTAGGCCAGGAAAAGTTATTCTTACTAACGGTAACCCTGCTGAAATCCTACAGCCATTTAACTTTGGTCAGGTTAATCAGATTACCTTTTCACAAGCACAAGCTTTGCAGACAATGGTACAGACAGCTACAGGCGCTATTGACAGTGCTGGTATTGCTGGGTCAGTCAACGGTGAGTCTACTGCTGCTGGTATTTCTATGAGCTTAGGTGCTGTTATAAAGCGTCATAAACGTACGCTTATTAACTTCCAAGAGGCTTTCCTGATTCCTTTTGTAGAGAAAGCAGCATATAGGTATATGCAGTTTCAGCCTGAGATGTATCCTGTAGGTGATTACAAGTTCCATACTTCTAGTTCCTTGGGTATCATTGCCCGTGAGTATGAGGTTACACAGCTTGTACAGTTGCTACAAACCATGTCTCCAGACACGCCTATGTATCCTAAGCTGGTTATGTCCATCATTGATAACATGAACTTGTCTAACCGTGAAGAGCTTATTGCTACACTTGAGCAAGCTAATACGCCTAACCCTGAGCAAGAGCAAGCAGCACAGCAGGCAGCACAGGAAGCACAGCAAGCACAGATGGCATTCCAAGCGTCACAGACTGCTGCACTCAATGGACAGGCAGAAGAGTCTGCGGCTAGAGCAGGCAAGATGGCAGCGGAAACACAGGCCATACCACAAGAGTTAGAGATTGATCGCATGAAAGCAGCGACCACTAACCTAGCAGTAGGAACAGCAGACGATAAAGAGTTTGAAAGACGTTTGAAGATTTCTGATCAGCTCCTCAAAGAACGCAATATTGCAGTCATTGAGGGTAACGCCAATAAACCAGAAAGGCCAACACAATAATGATAAGCACACGAGACTTAGAAAACGTAGTATCACAGATTAACACACAGTTTGATGATCTTAGAAATAAGATAACTAAACTAGAGGAGGAGCTAAAATGCCAAAGCCAAGGCAAGGTAAAGCCAAAGTCAAAGTAACCTCTAGTGGCAAGAAGGTAAGCTTCGGACAAGCAGGTAAAGCTAAAGACGGAGGCCCTCGTGTAAGAGCGGGGACTTCTAAAGGTGACAGCTACTGTGCCAGAAGCCTAGGTATTAAGAAAGGCTTATCTAAGAAAAAGCAAAACGATCCGAACACACCTAACAACCTATCACGCAAGAGATGGAAATGCTCAGGCGCTAAGTCAAAGAGGTAATAAGATGGCTGGTCTTTATGACAACATCCACGCTAAACGAAAACGTATTGCATCTGGATCAAAAGAAAAAATGAGAAAAGCAGGAAGTAAAGGAGCGCCTACAGCAAAGGCATTTAAACAAGCATCTAAAACAACTAAGAGGAAGTAAACATGCCACAAGGTAAAGGAACATACGGTACTAAAGTAGGCAGACCAGCTAAGAAAAAAATGGCACTTCAGCGAAATGTAGGAAGCACAAGCATTAGCCCTGCTGGTTACTTAAAGGCTGCTACAGCTAAGAAGAAAAGAGCAGCACCTAAGGTAAAGAAAGGCGGTGGTGGTCGCTAAAGGCTAAGTAAAAATAAGAAATAACACTTGACTTTCTTATGCTAATATGTTATAATAGGTAGGTACATTACTTACTAACCGCTGTCCTTAGGGAGAAACAGTATGATTGAACCAGAACTAGAGTTGTATTACCGTAATCTGCGTCAGATGTTTAGAACTGAAGGTTGGAAAACCTTTATTGAAGACGTTAAAGCTAACGCTGAATTGGTAAACTCTATAGAATTTAGTAAGGATATAGAGGACTTGTACACCCGCAAGGGTCAACTGCTTGTCATGTCTAACATCCTGAACCTAGAGAATCAAATAGACAACGCTGAGAAGCAGCAGCTAGAGAGTGACGACTAGTGGCTTTACTGTTTGATTTTAAGTGCGAAGACGATCATATGACTGAACGCTTCGTATCTACCGACACATTAGACATACCATGTTCAGTATGTGGTAAACTGTCTAAGAAAGTACTAACACCTCCGCGCATCAAGTTGTGTCCTATCTACGGTGACTCACCAGCAGCCACCCGTAAGTGGGAGAAGAACAGAGCGCAGAAGTTAGCACTAGAGCGTAAGGCTAACTCCTAACCGAATCCTTACATAACACATCTCCACAATGAGAATACTCACGGAGTTTATATAATGGCAACACTACATGACGAGCGTCTTAAAGAAGAAGAAATTAACGAACATGAAGAAGTAGGTCTAATAACAGAGGAACCTGTTGTAGAACAGACAAGCCCTGAAGATGACATCCCTGACAAATACAAAGGAAAGTCCACTGCTGATATAGTAAGGATGCACCAAGAAGCTGAGAAGCTATTGGGTCGTCAGAGCAGTGAAGTTGGAGAACTTCGTTCAGTAGTTGATAGCTACATACAGACACAACTCGACACCCCAACACAAGAACCTGAAGAAGAAATAGACTTTTTCTCTGACCCAGATAAAGCAGTAGCAAAGGCTATTAAGAATCACCCTTCAATCAAAGCCGCTGAAGCACAAACTCAGCAGTACAAACAAACTACAGCTTTGAGTCAGTTAGCTACTAGACATCCTGATATGCAGGATATAGTTACAGACCCTAAGTTTGCAGAATGGATTAAAGGTTCAAAGATTCGGACACAGCTATTTGTTCAAGCGGATCAAGGTTACGACCATGAGGCAGCAGATGAACTGTTTACCAACTGGAAGGAACGACAGGGCGCTATCAGTCAAACGGTAGCAACAGAGAAAACGGAGCGTAAGAAAGCTGTTAAGAATGCCTCCACTGGAGGAGCTACTGGCAGCGGTGAAGCCAGCTCACGTAAAGTCTATAGACGATCAGACATTATTAAACTTATGAAGGATGATCCTGAAAGGTATTTGTCCTTGAGTGACGAGATTACTCAAGCGTATGCTACAGGGAGAGTCCGTTAAACTATTCTCTTAAAGGAAATTTGTTATGACTACATCAGTATATCCCAACATGGGCGGAGCAGTAGACAATACTTCAGCCGCTAAATTTATCCCAGAAATCTGGAGTGACGAGGTAATCGCTGCTTACCAGACTAACTTGGTTCTTGCTAACCTAGTAAAGAAGATGAGCATGACAGGCAAGAAGGGCGATGTTATTCACGTCCCTAAGCCTATCCGTGGTTCAGCTACAGCTAAGGCAGCTAACACTGCTGTAACTATTCAAAACAACGTAGAATCTGAAGTCTTGATTAACATTGACAAGCACTTTGAATTCTCACGTTTGATTGAAGACATTACTGAAGTGCAGGCATTGTCCTCACTACGTCAGTTCTACACTGGTGATGCAGGCTACGGCTTGGCAAAGCAGGTAGATGACGATCTGTTTTTACTAGGTAAGAAGTTCGGTAACGGTAACGGTTCTAGCTGGGTCAACACTGGCTCTTTCCAGATCAACACTACTTCTGGTGCTTTGGAAGCTTTTGACATTGACGGTCAGGCTGACATTGGTGCTTTCTCTGACAGGGTATTCCGTGACTTGATTCAGAAGATGGACGATGCAGACGTACCTATGGACGGTCGTAGCTTCATTGTACCACCTACTCTGCGTAATCAGATCATGGGCATTGATCGTTATACCTCTACTGACTTTGTTAACGGCAAGTCTGTTGAAACAGGTAAGATTGGTAACTTGTATGGTGTAGATGTATTTGTATCTACTAACTGCCCCATCATGGACCCAACTGACGCTATTAAGGTACGTGCTGCCCAGCTAATCCACAAGGACACCAGTGTTCTTGCAGAGCAGCAAGCTGTACGTTCACAGACTCAGTACAAGCAGGAGTTCTTAGGCACTCTGTATACTGCTGATACTCTGTACGGTTGTCAGGTTATGCGTCCTGAAGCTGGCTTTAACCTAGCTGTTAAGTAAACTGTAGTAACTGGGGGGTTCTTAACGGAACCCTCCTTTCTTATTTCTTGTTTTCTTAGGAGCTATTCATGGCAATTTTTAGAGGGGACGGTGGTGCTGGTGATTCCAACACAGATGCCACGTTAACCGCAGTAACCGCACAAGCTGTAATAGCAACGGACAAAGCAAGTCAAGCAGCAACAAGTGCAAGTAACGCAGCAACTAGCGCAACCAGTGCATTATCAAGTGCTAATAATGCAGCCACTAGTGCAACAGGTGTTGCAGGGTATGCTTCAGCAGCCCAAGCATCCGCGAATGCCGCAGCTACTAGTGCGTCAGGCGCATCTACATCCGCAACAACCGCATCTAATTCCGCTACTGCTTCTGGTAACTCAGCTAGTGGGGCATCTACTTCAGCTACCAACTCAGGTAACTCCGCTACTGCTTCTGCTGCAAGCGCAAGCACAGCTACTACTAAAGCCTCAAACGCCTCTACAAGCGCGTCTAACGCATCTACCAGCGCCACTACTGCTGCTAGTAAAGTAGTACTCGCCACTGCTCAGGTAGCACTAGCTACAACACAAGCAAATAATGCTGGTAATTCAGCAACAAGTGCTGCTAATTCTGTATCTGCTGTAGCCACAAGTGCTACTAATGCATCCAATTCTGCGACTGCTTCCGCTAACTCAGCTACTGCTGGCGCTAACTCTGCTACGGCCTCTGCTAATTCAGCTACTGCTGCTGCTAACAGTGCAGCGTCTATAGGTGCTAACCCTAGCTTTACCTCAGTTACAGTTACAGGAACTACCGCTGTCAAGATGTCAGCAGGTACTACAGCTCAACGTCCATCAGGCGTAGCTGGTCAGTTCAGGTACAACTCTACGCTTGGGAAGTTTGAAGGATACTCTACAGCATGGGGTGAGATAGGTGGTGGTGCTGCTGACCTTCTGCTCAACAGCTTCACTGGTGACGGCAGTGACGTAACCTTTTCGCTATCAGGGGCGGCTATTGAAAACAACACGCTAGTTTATGTAGATGGTGTGTACCAGAACAAGTCCACTTATGCTGTATCCAATGCAACACCCGCAGTAGTTACTTTCTCAGAAGCCCCTGCAAACGGATCAGCTATTGAGATTATGGTCGCTGCAATTGCAGTCACTAACGTAGGCACACCCAGCGACAACACAGTGTCAACGGCTAAGATCGTTAACAACGCTGTCACAACAGCAAAGATAGCTGACGGAGCAATCACGTCTGCCAAGCTAGGCGCAGGCGTTGGTGGAGCATTCAATGACTTTGCTATCAAGACATCTGCGTACACCGCAGTTACTCGCGATCAGCTAATAGTCAACTCAAGCAGCACAGTGACAATTACCCTGCCTGCAAGCCCAGCAGCAGGCAACGTGGTGTTCATCAAGAACGCTGGCACAGGCACAGTAACCGTGGGTCGCAATGGCTCAAAGATTAATTCGCAAACACAAGACGGAACCTTGGCGGCAGACGCTGGTGCGACCTTGGTATTTGTTGACGCAACGATTGGCTGGAAGGAGCTATAAATGGCTATTACACTAGGCGGGGGCGGCAGTGCCTCACAAGTAAATGAGACAATAGATATACACTCATATGAAAACCTAATCACTTTGGCTGATGGCCGTGTGTACTTGAAGGGCGGTGTTACATCCACAGACCTATCTACTTACCCAGATGCCACAGCCTTAATGGCGTACACTGGCACATCGTTTGATGCTTCGGCGCAGGTAAATCAGCCTGCTGATATTACTTGGGATGGTAGCTTTTTATGGGTGGTCGATAGAGGTACTACGAATTCAGTATTCAAATATAATGCGTCAGGCGTTTATCAGAATGTATCTTTTGTCGTGGGAAATCAAGATATCACTCCCACAGGCATAACGTGGGACGGCACATTCTTCTGGATAGTAGGCCAAGCTGGCAGAGATGTGGGTAAATATAACGCTTCAGGCGTATATCAAAACGTAGCTTTTAGTGTTGCTTCTCAAGACAATACTCCTGAAGGAATTACGTGGGATGGTACGTACTTCTGGGTTGTAGGAAGAGCGACTGACAAGGTTTACAAATATAACGCTTCTGGCGTTTATCAGAATGTAAGTTTTTCTGTTGCTGCTCAAGAAACTGATCCAAAAGGGATTACCTTTGACGGGACGTATCTTTGGGTGATCGGGATTAATTCTGATAAAGCTCATAAATATAATACTTCTGGCGTGTATCAGAATGAGAGTTTTTCTGTAGCTTCTCAAGACGCAAATCCAGAAGGAATTGTGTGGGTTAGCCCTGCTTTTTATGTTGCAGGTAACTCTACTCAAAAGGTATACAAATACCAAAAACAAATTGGCGTGGCTAATATAACGAATACAGATCATATGGCTCAAGGCAAAAACAACTACACGAGGATTAAATGATGTCTTTAGTTATACAAGCAGACCATATATCGCCAACTTCAGCAGCAATCTTCTGGCGCAATGATGAACTCGCTCGGACAGACATAGCCGCTACAGTATCTGACTATCCGAATGCAGCCGCTATTATTACTTATCGTGCAGCATTGCGTGAATGGCCGTCTACGGATTCCTTCCCAGATACAAGACCAGAGGTGGGCTAATGGCATTAACAAAAGTAAAGGCTGGTGTCATTTCTTCTGACCCCATAGCTGTAGGTATTACTACAGTAGCTACAGCCTCATCATTGACAGCCACAGTGAATACTCATGTCTACGTGAGTGCAGCAGGAAAGACCATAACGCTACCTGCTTCACCTTCGGCTGGTCAGCGAGTGCTGATAACCGTAGGTAACTTTGTCAACACAATTGTAGGTCGCAACGGCAGTAACATTATGTCTAGCGGCACTGATATGACACTGGACAAAGAGTATCTTTCAATTCAATTTATATTTGCAGACGCTACACGCGGATGGGTAATGGCATGAGTAACTTTACAGATTTTATAAGTAGTGGTGGTGGCTCAGAAATAAATGATCAGAAAGCCGTATACTCAGATGTTAACCTGATTACTACAGAGTCAGGCGAGAAGTGGCTAAAGTCTGGAGTTCTTGACACAAATACATCAGCTTATCCTAACGCAACAGCCAAGCTTACAGGCGCAGCTTACACCAGTACCAATTGGTCTGTGGCTTCGCAAATAACTATATCGTCAGGAATAACTTTTGATGGTACTTTCTTCTGGCTGTGCGACCGAAACACTAATGGCAGCGTCTTTAAATACAACGCTAGTGGAGCGTATCAAAGTGTCAGCTTCACAACTTCTGGGGATTCTGAAAACAATGGGATTTTTTGGAACGGCTCGCATTTTTATATCGCGGGGTCAAATGCTGGTACTATTAAACGGTATAACGCATCAGGAGCTATAGACAGTGGCTGGTCAATTGGATCAGTTGGCGGCTGTACTGGTGTGGCTGTCATAGGCACAATTGTGTATGTGTATGTTCAGTCCTACAACGGTGGAGGTTCTAACGCTAATTCAGATAATGTTGTACCGTTTACGCTTACTTCCAGCGGAGGAACCGCAGGTACACCTTTCAGCACGCACTCTAATACGGGTGGACAAATACAAGATTTAACGACTGACGGCACACACTTGTACGCAACCACACGAACTGGAGTAGTGTTTCAGTACACAACTTCAGGAACATACACGGGTGTTACATTTAATGTAAATGCTTTGTCAAGCGCCAGCATTGATTATGGAGGGGTAGCGTTCAAAGGGACAAAACTGTACTCCACGAACGGTCGTGACAACAAAGTCTTTGAGTATAATAAAGTAAATTCTGTAGGTATGCCCACCAAAGACGGCACGCTTCTAAACGGCACTCGCTATGTGAGGATTTTATAATGAGTACTTTTAAATACGAGCCTTATGTATGTCCTGAGCTATCTGCATATGCGTGGCGTAATTCAGAATTAACGCGCACTGACATATTGGTTGCAATACCTGATCATCCACAGCGTGCGGATCTTTTAACGTACCGTGTTGATCTAAGAACATGGCCGTCCACTTCAGCATTCCCTGACACACCTCCCGAACTAGGAAGCTAATATGATTGTAGAAATCTCAGCAGTAGTTGGTGTACTCAAGACTCTGAACGCAGGAATAAAGACTGTGAAAGAGTCTGGGTCAAACTTGTCAGACCTTGCTGGTATTTTTACAAGTCTTACGGAAAGCAAGGTAGCCGTAGAAACGATTGAGGAGGCTTCTAAGCAGGGTGATCATGTACTGACACAGGAGGAAGCCTTAGAGCTTGCATGGGCTAAGAACGCCATTAGAGAGCGTGAGAAGGAACTCAAGAAGATAACCCCTAGAGAAGTGTGGCGTGACATGTTACACATACAACACAAGTCTCTAATGGAACACAAGCATAAGCTAGAGAAGCAACGTCTAGCTAAGTTACGCAAGCAGACTAAAGCAACAGAAGCAGTCAAAACAATCTTAGGGACAGTCTTACTAATCATTGTAGGAATTGGACTATATATCTTAATTACTGGAGGTCAGTAAAATGACTACAATTATTACAAAGAACTCAAGCACTGCAAATGCTGTACCTTCTGCTGGAGCTTTAACTCAAGGTGAGCTGGCTGTCAACGTCACAGACAGGAAGCTGTACACTAAAAATGCTAGTAATGCTGTTGTATCGCTAGGTGCAGACCTGACAGCAAACAGCCCTAAAGCTACTAATAATGTAACACTAGGTGCTAATGCTGGTGTAGCTATAACGACTGGCGTTTCTAATACTTTTATTGGTTCACAAGCTGGTAAGACTGTTACTACAGGCGTTAGCAATACAGCGTTAGGGAACGAGGCTCTTAGAGATGATGTATCAGGAGCAGGTAACACAGCAATAGGTAAGAATGCGCTTAATAAATGTCTTGGTAACTTCAACACTGCTATTGGTTTTATTGCTGGCAACGCTGCAACAACGGCCTTTAGTAATACTTTTCTAGGTGACTCAGCAGGTGCTAACGTCACTACAGGACAAGGCAATGTTAATGTAGGTCAAAACTCCTTGGCTTCTGCTGCTACAGTCAGTAACGAAATTACATTAGGTAATGCCAATAGTTCTGCTTTACGTTGTAATGTACAGAGTATCTCTTCGTTGTCAGACGCTAGAGACAAGACTAACATTGTTGACACATCTTACGGTGTAGACTTCCTTAACACGCTACAGCCACGTCAGTTTACATGGGCTACTCGTGATGGTAGTTCTAAGGACGGTAAGGTAGAGCAGGGCTTTATTGCACAAGAGTTGCTAGAGGCTGCTGGAGCAGACAAGAACAAGCTTAACTTAGTCTATGAGTCTAACCCTGAGAAGCTAGAGGCTACGGCAGGTAATCTTATCCCTATCCTTGTGAAGGCCATACAAGAGCTTTCAGCGCGTGTAACAGAACTGGAGAATAACTAATGAGCCATCAAGACGCAACCCCAGCACAGCAGTATCTCTGGTGCTTATCCAGTGTAGACCTTATCAATGCTATTGTTGCTGATGACTCTAGTCACTACGAGCCTGCTGCTACTGTAGACCGTAACGTACAACATCTACAGATTATGATAGCCAAAGACTTCTGGACTACAGAGGACATGACACCTCTTAACGCTGCAATCACAGCAGGGCTTAACTATGCTTGACACAGGTAAGGATGTTATTGACTTAGCTGCTGCCTCTACAGGTGTTCTTGCTTTAGCAGCTTGGCTTCCGCCTACGGCCTCTATATTTACTATAGTGTGGCTAGGTATCCGTATATGGGAAACTGACACTGTTAAGAAATTGTTTAATAAACCTTGACATTCAACTAAAAATAGTGTATAATATATGAGTATTTTAAATAGTTTAATTAGTCCAGTAACTTCTTTATTAGATAAATTTATTGAAGATAAAGATACTAAGAATGCTTTAGCACACGAAATTAGTACTATGGCAGAGCGTCATGCCTTAGAGTTATCCAAGGGCCAGTTGGAAGTCAATAAGGTAGAGGCGGCACACAAGAATCTATTTGTAGCAGGCTGGAGACCAGCAGTCGGTTGGTCATGTTGCTTTGCTCTAGTCTACTCTACAATCCTATCCCCTATCTTAGGCATCTGGTTTACTGTACCTCCTGTTGACAGCTCACTGCTTACAACTGTTCTCATGGGTATGCTAGGTCTAGGCGCTATGCGTACCGTAGAAAAAACTAAGGGTGTTCAAAGAGAGAAATAATTATGGTTGATGCTTTCGCTAGTCCTTTTGACACAGAAGATGCTTTTGCTCCTGAACCCATAGCACAGGCAGCTCCTGCTTTGTCTCGTCCTGCTGCTCCTTCTCTTATAGGAGCGTCAAAGCTAGGCAGCACACAAGAAGCCTTTGGTAATCTGGGTAATTTCCGTAACCAACAAGAAGGTCAAAGTCGTGCGTTATCCGACATGGCTAGAGAGTCTGGTGACTTTAGTAATGTTAAAAATAGAGACATAAACAAACTACAACGGAACCCCACTAGTCAGCTAAAAGACTACTACAATAAAGAAGTAGATACCAATGTTGTTGATTACGTTAATAAGAATGAAATACCTCCTTACCAAGAAGCAGAAGACGGTACTAAGTTATTCTTAAACACAGGTAGTCAATCGTCTGTTGCACAGATTGCTGGAGATGACCACAAAAATGGTGGCCGCTATGAAGCCTCTGGCCCTGTAGGTTCTTATTCTACCGTGTGGGTAGAAGAACTATCTAGCTTTGAAGATCTGGCTACAAACCCTTATATTTCTATGGGTGCTTCCTTTATTCCCGGAGCCACAGCAGCACTTACGGCTCTTAAAGTAGCGACAGGTCAAAAGGTTACAGCTACAGATTTATTAATGGCTGGTGTAGATGGACTTAAAGTTACAGGTATGCTCAAGCCACCACAAGGTGCAGCAGCAGCTAAGACAGCAGGAGAGACCGCTAGAAGTGCTGCTATGACCAGTGGCTCTGCTTTTGGTGACGCTATAAACGCAGGTAAAGCAGCGGAGACAGCGGCTCTTGTAGGTAAAGGAGTAGGTGGTCTGACCTACGGACAAACAATGGGCTTGATGAACGCAGCAGCATCTGGCGCTTCAGGAGACATAGGTGGTGCGCTTGTTGGTTATTACGGCCCACAACTTACAGCAGGTGCGTTGGGTAAGGTAGGTGTAGATAATGCCTTCCTTCAAAGCAAGGGCATACAAGTAGATGACTTCACTGCTGGACTTAACAAAGCTATTTCAAAAGTAGCACAGGGTGGTTCAGCTAAAGACGCTTTAAAGAGTGGCTTTGTTGAATACATTAAAGAAGGCGGTACGTTAGGCAACTATTCATTACCTGACTTTGATGGTAAGTTCCCAGACTTTGGTGTTGACTTTGGTAAACTAGAGGACGCTGTTCGTTGGGCAGGTAGTAAGATTGAAGACGGCACAAGAGCAGTAGGTAGTCTTATAGATGATAACACATGGGAGAAAGTAAAAGATACTGATTTAAAAGGTATTGAAGATACTCTCAGGACAGTTGGTAGTGGCTTTGATGATGCCGTTACAAGACCCACAGGGAAATTACTCTCCGCTGTAGACACAGGAGTTAGAGGCGCTGTTAATCCTTTAGACAACTGGGTTGACGATATTAATTTAAAGCCTGTTGAAGATGCATTTAGAGCAGCGGTTAATCCTTTAGACAACTGGGTTGATGACCTACCTAAGATAGACTTACCTGAGATAAACTTACCTGAGATAGGTGGATTACTTGCTGGTGGTGGTGGCTTTAATATGTCTATGCCCTCAGGCTCAAGAACAACAGATAAAATATTTAATAATGAACTATTTAGATTTAAGGGTGAAATAGGTCTTGGAGAGTTTGAGGACATTCTGTCACCTAATCAAGTATCTCTTGAAGATTTACTTACGTCACCCTTTACATCTCAATTTAGTTAAACAATAAGGTTATATAATGACTTACTTACAGCTAGTAAACAAAGTATTAGTTAGACTTCGTGAGGATGAAGTAGCTACTGTTAATGAAAACTCGTATTCTAAGCTGATAGGTGAGTATGTCAATGACGCTAAACTATCAGTAGAGACTGCTTGGGATTGGACAGGGCTACGCACTACACTCACAGTAGATACACAAGCTAATGTTTTTAACTACGTACTTACAGGTGCTGACAACACCATTAAAATGCTAGACGCTACCAATGATAGCTTAAACTCTTTCCTACAGTACAAGACATCTCGTTGGTTTGACAACGCATTCCTAGACTTCACAAGCGTACCTAAAGGAACCACACAGTTCTATAGTATCAACGGTATCAATAGTGTTGACTTGTATCCTATACCAGACAAAGCATATACATTACGTTTTAACCTTGTGTTGCGTACCTCAGAGTTCACAGCAGATACTGACGTACTGAACGTACCCTTTAACCCTGTTGTTCGACAGGCTACAGCTTTAGCAGCACGAGAGAGAGGAGAGACTGGCGGTACTAGCGCAGCGGAGTTATTCGCATTAGCTGATGATTCATTAGCAGACGCAATAGCAATGGATGCTGCATTACATCCTGAAGAAACTATCTGGTACTCATAATGGCTCAACAACTACAGAACATTACCATAGCAAGTCCCGGCTTTGCTGGGCTTAATACACAGGATTCACCTATTAGTGTAGACCCTTCCTTTGCTGCTGTTGCTGATAACTGTGTCATTGATAAGCTAGGACGTATAGGCGCACGTAAGGGCTATAGCGCAGTCACAACTAACGGCTCTGCTGTGTTAGGTAGTAGCCGTGGCATAGAAACTATCTTTGAGTTTACAGCTAGGACTGGCACTAAGACAGTGTTTTCCACAGGCAACAACAAGATATTTACAGGAACAAGCACGTTGGTTGTAGTGACTTTGCCTGCTGGTTATTCTATTACTGCTAACAACTGGAAGATTATATCTTTTAACAACAGTGTTTTGTTCTTTCAGAAAGGACATCATCCGCTAAGGTCTTCAGGTGGTAGCACTACATTAACAAAATTAGTTGACAGTGGCAACAACGCACCTTTTGGCAATGAAGTCTTAGGAGCCTTTGGTCGTGCATGGACAGTAGATGTGACAGGGAATGCTCATACAATTTATTGGTCTGCTATCTTAGACCCTAACGATTGGCATGGTTCCGAATCAGGAAACATTGACTTAACATTAGTATGGCCTTCTGGTTATGACGAGGTTGTGGCACTAGCGGCACACAATGACTTCTTAGTTATCTTTGGTAAGCATTCTATTATTGTTTATTCTGGAGCTTCTAGCCCAGCAAATATGGTTCTTGCAGATACTGTTGATGGTGTAGGTTGTATTGCTAGAGACTCTGTTCAGCTTACAGGTACTGATCTTTTGTTTTTGTCAGACTCCGGTCTTCGTAGCTTTGGTAGAGTGATACAAGAAAAGTCTCTACCTATGCGGGACATTAGCAAGAATGTACGTAACGATCTAATGGCTGAAGTAGCACAACAGGTGTTACCTATTAAGTCACTGTACAGCGCAGGGGAAGCCTTCTACCTTCTTTCATTGCCAACAAGTAACGAGGTGTATTGCTTTGATATGCGTGGCCCTCTAGATCAATCAGGAGCGCACAGAGTAACCACATGGTCAGAGATAGACCCTATATCCTTCGGTAATCTAGAGGACGGTACAATATACTTAGGTAAATCTACAGGTATTGTTAAGTACTCAGGTTATTTAGATGGTGCAGCTACGTATCAGTTACGTTACTTCAGCAATCCTACTGATTTCGGTAATGGGTCAAACCTAAAGTTCCTAAAGAAATTTAACTTGACTATTGTGGGGGCGCATGGTACGGACATTACTCTTAACTGGGGTTATGATTACACCAGCGCCTATAATAAGCAAGTCTTTACTTTCTCTTCGGCAAGCACTATTGCTGAATACGGTGTTGCAGAGTATGCAATAGGAGAATACTCCGGTGGTGTTGATGCTTTAATTAACACACCTTCTGTTAACACAGGGGGTAGTGGTTCAGTCGTTACTATTGGCATTGAAGCACAGATTGATGCCGTACCTTTATCTATTCAAAAAATTGACATACATGCCTTAATGGGGAGACTTATCTAAATGTCTAATTACACAAAGACTACTAATTTTGCAGCTAAAGATGCACTTGCTACTGGCAATGCCAATAAGATTGTACGAGGTACAGAGATTGATGCAGAGTATAATAATATTGCTGTTGCTGTTAACAGTAAATCTAATACTGCTGGGCCAACATTTACAGGAACTGTCACCGCAGCCGCAGTTACTGTGTCGGGTACACTCACGGCTGGAATTATAACCGGAGGAGCTTACTGATGGCTAGTCCTATAAATAGAGACCTACAATACGGTGGACGATTAAGCATGATGCAGCCGCGTATGCAACAAGGTGGGCAGGGCGCTGGGTTTTTACCTCAGGGTGGGATGGCAGAGCTAAGACCACCAGAAGGTGGGTTTTCGCAGGCTGACTATATGGAAGGTATGTTGAACGATATGTTTGGCACAGGTGGCGCAGCGCAGACTGACACAGGTGGCACAGGCATGACAGGCAGAGGAACTGTTGGCCCTACTAGGACTTCCCAGTTTCCTTTTGCCCCACAGCAAGCAGTTAGCTATGGCCCTCCTATAGTCAACGATAGAGGATATGGCAATCAGAATCAAGGCCCAATCACCGCAGGTAACAACCCGTATGCTTCAGGCAACAATGGTGCTGGCGCTTACGGTAGTGCTGCCATAGGTGGCTTGTTGAGTGGTAACTTAGGTGGTGCTTTACAGGCCGCAGGTGGTTACTACGCAGGACAGAAGGGCATAGAGGGTGCTTATCAGACAGGTGTTGCTGGTTTAGACATGGCTGAACAGATGGGTCAACGAGGCTCTGACGCTGCTCAGTTTAAACCTTATGGTGTAACGTCCAACCTAGCCAATATACAGACAGATGCCTCAGGTGGTACTAACATAGGGCTTAACCAACAACAACAACGTATGCAGAACCAGTTGATGTCTGGCGCACAGCAGCAGTTTGGTAATGTCAACTCTATTGATCCTTCTATTGCAGCTCAACGTGGTGCTATGGGTGGTATGTTTGGTCAACAGTTAAGTCAGCAAGGCCAGCCTACAGGTATGGAAGGCATTACACAGGCAGGACTAGGCGGTGCAATGGGACAGTTTGGAGCTGCTGGTCAGCCTCAAGACTTACAAAACCTACGCACACAGTATGGCAACCTTGCATCACAAGCAGGTCAAGGGCTACTGACTTCCCCTGAGCAAGCACAGAATGACATTTACTCTTCTATTAGAGCAACACAGCGTCCTGAAGAACAACGTAACGCTATGGAGCTGGAAGAAAAACTATTAGCACAAGGACGATTAGGTGTTTCAACAGGAGCCTATGGCGGTACACCAGAGCAACTAGCTATGGCTAAGGCACAGGCCGAAGCTCAGAACTCAGCATCTCTACAAGCTCGTCAGATGGGTATGCAGGAGCAAGCACAGGGGCTACAACGCGCACAGACGTTGACAGGTATGACACAGAACCTAGCAGGCATGGGTTCAGACCTAGAGACAGCAGGTATAGGCCGTGGTGCTACACTAGCAGGCGTTGGTATGCAAGGGGCGCAGACTGGACAAGGGTTTGAACAGCAGTACTTGCAGAACCTTATGGCTTTGCAGGGTGCAGACCAAGGTGCAGCAGCAGCACAACAGGCTCTACAGCGGGGTCGCTTAGGTATGGGTACTGGCATGTTAGATGCTGGCTATATGCCTCAACAGCAAGCTTTGGCACTGGCTCAGTTAGGTCAGGCAGGTGGACAGATGGCACAACGTGGTCAGTTGGCAGGTGCTGAGTTACAATCACAGATGGGTGGTCGTGGTCTTGAGTCTTATATGCAAGGCGGTAACATGGCTAACTTGTTACAACAGCAGCAGCTACAGGGCATGATGGGTAGTATGTTTGGTAATCAACCAACAGCTATGGAACAAGCACTAATGGCACTGTCCGGTGGTGAGTTCCAAAATGAGGGTGGGTTGCTAACTCAAGGCATTGACGCAGTTAAAAAATACTTTGGTGGTGAAGACAATCCTTTAGGCAGTCCTTTAGGCAACTCTTCTGATAACGCTGTTGCTCAGTATATCCTTGATCAAGGGAATTCTCAACAATCAGAGAGTAGCAAAAGCAAGTTAGATGCTTTTAATGATTTAATGTCTGGAGGTGGTTAATAATGGCACAAGATTTAGCAGGTATGTTAACAGGTATATCTCCTCAAGGTATTGATCCACGGATGAACATGCAGCAGCAGCAGTTGGCCTTAGGCGCTAATGCTTCTCGTATGATGCAGGGTGGTATCCGTGGAATAACAGGTCAACAAACAAACCAAGAGCAACTAAAAGTAGCTTTAGGTAGTCTTGATCCTGTTAAAGATGCAGACAAGATAGCTAAGATTCTAATGGCTAAAGGAGACTATGCTGGTGCAGCTCGCATTGCTAAGGGTGCAGCAGATGCTGCTAAACTAGCTAAAGCTACCGAAGGTACAGCGGATAGATTAGTTGAAAGAGGGATGCCAGAGCAAGCCAAGGCTTTAATGGAAGGAGAGATGACACTAGCACAAGGGCAGCAGCTTGTTCTTACTACAGATGGTGAGAGAAGAAGAGCAGAAGCCGCAGAGAAGAATCAGCAGGTTACTGATGCTGGTAAAAAAGAAACCTCTATTAATCAACAGGTAGCTATAGTGTCAGCATTTGGATTAAAAGACACTCCTTTCTTTAGTAAGGTGAGGGCTGGACATTTTGGTGGCATGTCTGCTGCGGCTTTTAAGATTGTAGCTGATGTTCATAGGAAAGCAGAGTCTTCTGAAATAAACGTACAGGCACAATCACAGTATACTTTAGAAAACGGCACTACAGTTTGGGGTGGTATGGTAGACGTAGGAACTAACCCTGCTGCTATGCTGTATCAAGCAAATGATGGAGAGGGTGGTGTTACTTATTTACCCTTACCTGCGGACGCTAGCAAAACTGAAGACAATAAAGGAATTGAGACTGCTAAACAAGACCTTACTGATGCACAGGCTGCTCTTGAAATTGCTGTATTGGAAGAGGGTGGATCTAATAACAATGCTTGGACGAACTTAGAACAGTTCAAGAAAACAGAACTTATAAACATGGTAGCTCAACGAACTAAAGAGCTTACTAAGGCAGGCACAGACGAGTATCAAGCTAGACAACTAGCAGTTAAAGAAATATTTTTAAAGAATGTAACTGAGGTAGACGGAATTGTCTACGGCACAAATACTGTATACAACCCAACTCCTGAAGGTACAGGACTAAACCCTGAGGATACATCAGAAGCTGTGGCTAACGCACCTCCTACTGCTAAAATACCTCAGTCTATTTTAAACGAATACCCAAATGCACAACTAGGTAACGATGGTAATTATTATATTACAAATGCAGACGGAAGCTACTCACAAGTAGAAGAGGATTAGGAACAATGGCTAAACTTACTCCTGTAGACTTTAACCCTTTTAAGGACACTGGCGCTGCTGTTAAAGTAACACCTGTAGACTTTAACCCTTTTAAAACTAATGAAGTTGTTGAGTACTCAGAATCAGAAGCACCTGTTTCCGTTACCCCTATGGGCGGTGGTGGTTTTGGTGTAGCTTTAACTAATTACTTAGGCTATGGACCTGATCCAGAAGTTAGAGAAGCTACTTTACCTGATGGAACTACAGGTCAGCTAAAAAGAAAGGATGAGATAGGCTTAGGATTTGACTTAGGAACTGCTGATTTCCAACGCTGGTCTAGCATGTTGGAGGCTGTCAGCCCTACAGGTAGTTGGGTAGATGATGAGGGTACTCGTACAGATAGTGCATCAGAAGCTATATCTAAAGGTGGTCGATTAGTATCTGCGGAAGAGTACTATGGCGATGAGTTTATGGCTGCTGATTTTGACAATCGTATGTTGATGATGAACGCTCGTAGAGAAGCCACAATGAGAGAAGCTAAAGCTGAAGTTGTTGCACTTCAAGAAGCTGCTGGTGGTGAAGACGCGACCTTAATGATGGTTGGGGATTTACTTGCTGAAGGAGCAACGCCTACACTGTTAGCTCCCATAGGTAAATCTCTACCTGCAATGATGGGAATAGGTGGTTTCATTACTGGACAGATGGAGCTGTCAGCCCAGCTTGCTATGGAAAAAGAAAAAGACTTAGGCTCAGTTGGTAAGTCTACTCTGTTTGGTACACTCGCTGGCCCCTTATTTGGCGCACCTGTTCGTGCTACTAGAGCGATAGCAACTGCTCCTGTTATAGCAGCAAGGGCTTTGTCAAACAAGGTTACAAAAGTAATGGCTAAGGAAGGCAGCACTAAGTCTGCTAATAAGATAGTCGGTAAGATGGAAAGAAAGTTTGATGAAAAGATAGCTGAAGGTAAGACAAAGAAGCAAACACTCTCTGAAACTTATCAAGAACTAGGTCTTAAACCTGAGGAAATTGTAGACGTGTTAGCCAAGGCAACATGGAAGCCTACGATGCCACAAAAGAAAACAGCTATTACTCGCTTGTCTATGCGAAATAATCCTTTAGAGTCTACTACTAAATTGGGTAAGGCTTTTGATTACTTAGCTTCCCCCGTAACAGCAACTATTAAAAAGATTAGCCAGCCAGTCTTTGGTGCGTTACGTAAGTATGAGTTTAATGCTAGTGTGCGTGTGGCTAGGTCTAAGGATAAAACTAAGGGCTACCTCACAGAAACCCAGCGCATCTTAAAGAAAGGGACTGACGAAGAAAAAGCAGCCTATCGTGAGGTGGATAACGCACTACAAAGTGGAGAGTTCTTAAGGGGGGCTAAGTTAGCTCAGGAAAAATTACCTTTCTTAGCTAAACAATTAATTTCTCAAGATAGTAAGACTCCTATTATTAAAGAAATCTTAGATGACCTATACACACGAGCCAAAACCGCAGGCATTAAGGTAGGTTACATAGAAAACTATTTCCCAAGGGCTGTGAAAGATTTAGAAGGGTTGAAGGAAGCAATGGGTAGTACCTTGCGTAAGCCTGTAGAAGCAGCCTTAAGGAAGATTGCAAAGAAACAAGGCGTTGAAGTACAAGCGTTAGATGAAGAAGTTATTGCTGATGTCATTAACAAGATGTATCAGAAGAGTAGATCAGGTGTCGGAGGCCCTTCCAGAGTAGAAGCTGGTCGCGTGATTGACAGGATACCTCCAGAACTACAAGAGTTTTACCATGATGGTGCTACCTCTCTTTCTATGTATACTGATAGGATGGAACAAGAAATTGCAAAACGTAACTTCTTTAATACTAATAAATCTTTAGCAGAGAAAACTGACGGTACTATAGATGTAGACGGTAGCGTAGGTAACTTGGTTGCACAGCTAGTAAAGAACAACCAAATAAATTATGACCAAGCAGACCACTTACGTTTGTTGTTGGGCGTTCGTTTCAATGAAGGCGAACAAGCAATGGGTGGACTAGCTGCTGTAATTAGAGATGGACAGACAGCAGTACTTCTGGCTCAGTTTCAATCCGCAGCTATACAGTTGGCAGACCTAGGTCAGTCAATGTATGTTAATGGTTTAGGTAATACACTTAAGGCTTTAGTCACACGTAACTCAAAAGCTTTAGTAACTGTAGATGACTTAGGTTTACTTAACAAAGTAGCTGCTGAGTTTAATAATTCAGGAGGTATGAGTAAGGCTACAAATAAGTTTATGAAATTGGCTTTGTTTACAGATATAGATAAGCTAGGTAAGAACGTCCTTATTCAATCCGGTTTAACTAAAGCCACTAAGCAGGCAATAAAAGACCCTAAAAAACTAGTAGATAAACATAAGGAAGTGTTTGGTGATGAGATGGATAACCTACTGGGTGACTTACGTAGAGGAGAGATGACAGAGAATGTTAAGCTCATGCTCTGGAATGACTTGTCAGACATACAGCCTATCTCTTTATCTGAAATGCCTGCTGGTTATTTAAAAGTACCTAATGGGCGTATCTTTTATTCTTTTAAATCTTTTGCCCTGAAGCAGCTCAATGTTATGCGTACCGACATTGTAGATCAAGCACGTAAAGGAAACTATAAACAAGCACTAGAGAATGCAGCAAGATATACTTTATTTGTAGGAGGCATGGGAGCAACAGTAGAAGAAACAAGAAAGCTTCTTAAAGGCGGCTTTGATACAGAGGCTATGGATGTAGACTTGTCTAGCGGAGAGAACCTTGTTGAGACTTTCCCTGACGCTGTTGCTGAGTACATGCTGAAGATTCTTTTCTTAAATGAATACTCTAGAGAAAAGTATTTAGCAGTCGGAGATGTTGGTTCTTTCATCGCCAACACAGTAGCACCCCCGGGACTTTCTGTAATGAATAAAGTAGGTAAAACAGCGGTAGAACTGACAAACGAAGAAATAGATTGGGACGTTGTAAAGAAAAACATGTCCGGTGTACTTCCTGTGGTTGGTGCAGCTTGGTATAACTTTATGGGTGGAGGAGCTGAAGACTTTGTAGAAAAGCAGCAAGCTAAGAAACTTAAAGAAATGAAGGACAGAGATTTACGTAGAGCAATGTAAAAAAAAGGGGCCACTTAAGGCCCCTTAGTTTTATCTATACTATTTCACATGCACCCCCTACACATGCTAACTCTTGACTACCTGTCGTGTTGTCTTCCTTCTCGTACTGTTCTAGGTCAGTCCACTTAACATCCACTGGCATTGCTGCTACTAACTCTTTGTACTTCTCAGCAGTGATGTCCTCATACGGAGCTTGTTGATATACATGATCACTAAATGGCAACAAACTAATACCACTACACAGTTCGAAGTTATCCCATATCCACTGAGCTATCTGCAAGAACTCGCTATCAGTATAATAAACAGTGATGCTTGGTTTGTGTTCGCACCAGTGGTTCTGATATGCTTTCCAAAGTTCTAACTGTTGCATTGCTCCTACTTGTTTAACCGTCACACTAGTGCTTGGTGCTTTCACAGGGAAGCTAAACACAGATGACGATGGACTCATCAGGTCTTGTTCCACAGGGAAGCCCATGTTGGACATGAAGACTGCAAGCGGGTCTTTGTTGTCACTACGTACTCTGCGAATGTAATACTCAGAGAAGCGAGGATGGATGCCAGAAGCAGAATCGACAAGCTGAGAAACAGTACCGCTTGGCTTAACGCATGTAATAGCCGCAGATTGAGCAATCCCAAGTGTTGCAGCCCATGATCTATTAGTCTCCACACAAACATCTCTTATCTCCTCTAGCCACTTCGACAAGTCCTTTGACTCTCCCTTACTCAGAAGGTAGTGATCCATTATACCTGTCATGCTAACGCCCAGCAATGCCTCTTCCTCAGTGTTTCTTTTCCATATGTTACGCAGGTATCTAAAGTCTGTTAACGTAGCCTGTAGCGTACCTATGATGGACGCAATCTCTGCCTTAGCCTTCAGTGTCTTGAGTGTGTCATCTTCACGGACAACAATCTCTGACAGGTTACAGAACTGATTACTGCGTAGGATGATCTCTGAGCATGGGTTAGTACCAAAGTCCTGCTCTGCATCTCTACGTCCGTTACGTGCTGCTATCTTCTGTGCTGCTACACGACTAAAGATACCACGCTCACCTGCCTTACTCTCGTACATTGTCTGCATCTCTGACAGGAATGACTCAAAGTCTGGCTTCTCTGTGTATGCTACGCTGTTGTTGGCTAGTCTACGCTGTCCTTCCAGCTCCCACCAGTTACCTGACTTGGCCTTAGCCATACGTGGGTCAGATAGATTAGACAGGCTGATCAATGCTGAACGTCTAACACCACCTACAACTACAATGTCAGCAATCTTACACACAACATCGTGACACTCAATGCTGGTCAGCTTGCGTCCTGCTGCCTTGCTGAACTTCTCAACACAGAAGTTGAACAGATCAATCAAAGGCTCAGGGCCACTGGCTCTACCACCGAAGGTCTTAAGTCTCTCACCGGACAGACGTACCTTGCTCATGTCCCAGTTAGGTATCTTACCTGCGTAGAGCATAGCGATAAGCTCACGGAATGCAGAGGCCCACCCTATCTTACTGTCCGACACGACAATGGTGCTGTCAGTCTTGTGGAATGTCTCTGCAATGACAGGTAGCTTGGTGATGAAGTTACGTTCAACACTGAAGCCTACACCTGTACCACACATCAGGACATACATCAGCTCGTCAAAGCTGCGCGGTGAGTCAATGGCTAGGTAGCTACAGTTGAATCCTGCTACGTTATCCTTGTCTAACGCTACTCCTGCTGTCATCATGCAGCGCATGGACGGCATAACGTCTAGGTTATGTATAGCCTTGTACAGTTTACTAGCTACCTTGTCGTCTATCTGTCCACGTTCCGTCCAGAAGTCTACATATCTTTGTACTGTTTCCTCCCATGTCTCGCGTCTACCTGCTTCAGGTATCCATCGTGCGTATCTGCTCTTGTGTATAAACTGTTGGTACTGATCCATTATGTGTTCTCCTCTGTTACCATCTCTGTTAATTTACGTAAGTACCAACCTGCTTTCTGTAAGTCCTCCACCTGCTTGCCCTTGTAGTCATAGCGCCACAGGTACTTCATGCAATTGCCTTTGAGGTAGCCCTTGAATGCAACACTGGACATGGACTCCTCTATTGCATCAATACACTCTATGTTGCCTGAGTTGTAATGCTTGGGCGCACCTACCATGTCTTCTTGTTCTTCTTCAGCCATTGTAGCCCAAGGCTCTAGTCCTGTCTTGTTGGTTGCTCTGTCCCATTCAAATCTTGTTGCGTTATTAATACTCATCTTCAAAATCCTCTGCAATTCTATCAAAGTTTCTAATTATTCTACCTTCAAAAGCTTCTATTAGATCATGCGTTGAAACATCTAACAGTTCACACATCAAGTCTTGATCTAGGTATTTTAATAATCTTTCTTTAAGTTCTTCAAGAGTAAGAGCCTTCATACTTTCTTCCCTTTGATGTACTTGGTCATCTCTTTAGATGTGTTAAGTGTGTAATGCTTAAAGCCTTCCTTGTCGCACCACTCACCCATTGTAATCTTACCACCTTTCCGTACCCTCTTGCTAGGGTTTGACAACACAAAGATTATCTCCCACTCCGGCATGGATTGTTTGATTGCCTTGTACTTCTGTGTGTCACCTACTCTAAAGAAACCTTTGCACTCTATCAGTACTGCCTTGTCTTCGTGTACGAAGTCCGGTAGGTACTTCCTGTGTGTGGTATAGGGCAGTCCGTAAGGTTCAAACTTGTACTGTCCGTCTAGTTTCTCTGATAACTTCTTCTCCAGCCCTGATCTAAAAGATGCCATTGAGTTCATCCTTTATAGTCAGTCTGTGGAAGCTGTCCCAGTTACGCCTCATGTATAGCAAGTTCCAACAAACCTCTAACCTTTCGTTCCAGTCATCAGGATGTGCTTTCTCCCAAGCCTCTTGTACTTTACCTATCATCTCAACAGCAGGAACTTCATCCAATAGCTTTTCTGCTGTCTTAATACCTACACCTACAATCCCTTGAATCTTATCAGTAGAGTCACCAGTAAGCATTTGTAAACACATCCTGTAGTGACCTTGTTCTTTACTTGTGTGGTATAAAGTTTTTTTGTTGTAGTTATAATGCCAACCTTCCACCATGTCAATGTCTTTATCTATATGAGCAATGACAAAGTGTTCTTCAGCGTCCAATGCTTCCTGCGCCCAGATGCTTACTATATCATCTGCCTCACACCCGTCTGACTTATGGTGGCCTAAGCTATAGGCGTACTCGTTGATTGCCTTACGCCTTTTCGTAAGCCTAGGATCAGGGTCTTTTTCACCTTGTTGTTTGCGGTTGTTCTTATAATCTTCAGCTATCTCATAACGAAAGTTACCTGAGCCTTTGACAGCTACGAACACTTCACTACTGCAAGTGTCCCAGCCTATCTTCTCTATCTCCTCATCATAATACTTCTTAGCTGTCTCTAAACTAATGCCCTTCATAGCTATGCGATAGATAAGTGAATCAGCATCAATAAAACATTTGTCAAAGGGTTTACCTTTCTTCATCGTAATCTCCAATCACTGAATCTACCCAGCGTTTAGCTATCTCTACGTCACACTTGAACCACTCGTTCCGTTGTTCAAAGATATCACCTAACCTTCTATGTGCTTCTGCTTCTGTTGCTCTACGGTCTTCTGTATCTACAACGTATGCTATCTCGTAGTCCCTGTAGGGTGAGCATGTTTGATAACCACCAGCCCTATCATTTGCATCTACTGCCATGCCTACCTTTACCCAACCTTCCCACGCAGGGTTCGTGATTATATACACCTGACCCTGTGGGTTGTCTTTGTAGTTCTCTAAGGAACTAAAGGCTGCATCCTCAAACCCTTTGTAACGTCCTGACTTGTACAGTGGGTGTGTCTTTGGAATGTACTTACCGTTAACATACATTCTGGTAGGCCCATTTTTTTTGTTATGCTTAACATTAAAACATCCTTTGCACATCCTCTGTCCTCTATCAGACATAGAAGGTGCCCAGTTATCTCCTGAACTTAACGATACTCCGCAGGAATAACACTGGTGTTTA